CTGTGCCGTCACTTGCTAGTGAGGCATACTCATTGCCTGTTTGTTTGATTATATCTTTTAAAAAATCACTCATCATTTCTCCTTAGTTTCATATAATATACCATAGTTTAGTATGAATGGCAAGCTTATCTGATAATATCAATTTCAGCATCTTTTGTCCATATTTCTAAATCATTTCTGATACGGTTTTCTTCTTTTAATTTGTTGTATCTTTTGGTGGCTATTTTCTTCCACCATTCTACAACTCCAGGTACGGTATATCTATCATAGTTATCCGCTTTGACAATCTTATCTGTCTTACCATTTATAATATCTATATAGTTTTCTATACCATAATTACTTGTGTAATATCTTTTTTGTTCGGTCAAATTCTTTGCATTTGCAATGGTAGTTTTAAACTTTTCTAGTTCATCACCATCAAGGGCTTTCTTTACAAGACCAATAATACCAGTGGTCATTTTAAGTTTACGACTTGATGCATCTACTTTTACTAGTTGACCTTTACCAATAATATTTTCAACATACTCTACCATATCTAGGTATGGTTTACCATGCATCATAGGAATAAAATCTGACATTGTATTACCTTTGTATCTTAGAAATGGTTTCATTCCGTCATACATTGAGGCGCCTTTTGTTTTCCCATATAAAGATGTGGTTTCAAATAGTACCAGGTTCATACCATACTTTTCATTCAACTTTTCCCTAACATAGTGTGAACAACAGATGCCAGCCAATAACTTACCACCGAGATAATTATAACCAAAGGGCTGACAAGGCACAATAACAAAACCCATAATGGCTGTTTTGTTAAAAACAGTGAGATTAGGGACATTACCCAAGAGGTCATTCCTAGGTTTACAATTAATAACAGGACTACCAAAACGGATAAAGCCCAAAAACTTATTAGTAATCTTATCTTTGACGGCAAGTTTCAATGCCTTTCCTGGAATAGATACCATATTACTATGGGAAGAAATCATATTTATGCAACTGTCCCATGTGTGATTATCTAGTTCAACAATTTCAATGTCCATGTCTTGTGGTGATATGGTAAAATCATCAAACATATCACTATCAAACCCCATACCAGGAAGAGAAGTCGGTAGACTTTCTATCTGAGCCATTTTCTGGTCACGCATGTATTGGTCTATTCTGTCAAACTGACCAAAGTAGTCATTAAATATATTAGCACAATGTAGTGCTTGTTCTCTACTTAGGGTCTTCATTGTTCCACATCCATAATAAAATTGCCATCAATAATAAGGGTATTATACTATATAATATTGCTAATGGCAAGCCAAAACTATCCAAAGAATGCCTCCAGGTTAGCAGTTGGTTCTGCTTTCCAGTTTATTGCGTCTAGTATAAATCGCATAGGGTCAAGAAAGGTCTTGTCAAACATCATATTGTAATCAACATACTCTTGTAATTTAAACTCTTCTGGTAATGTGGTCACATAACTAATCACATCAAACTTGAATGGATTGGCAGGTATTAATTTAATAAATTTAATCTTATCGCCTTCTTGTACAAGAGGATATTTGTTCTGCAATCCTAGTTCTTCAATCTTATGATTATATATCAATGCACCTTTCACATGGATTGGTGTACCTTTAACAAAGATGTTACTTGCATCACGATATTTTCTAAGATTGTTACAAGACCTTGGAAACGATACGGCTTCTGCTGGTAACTTCATAAATTCTTTTCTAAAATCTGAAATGTGTTTATGTAAGTCATGTTCTTCTTTGCCCATAATTACAGTAATCGCTTCTTTAATTTTACCACGACACACCTGAGGTGTACTAGACTTGACTGCTTCAATCCCCATAAGTTTCAACTTAGGGTTAGCAAGTCTTACGCCCTCTTCGTCTAGTACATTCAGCATGTATCTTTTCTTGGCAATCCAAATACCTTTGTTGGCGATAACTTCTCGTTTCATCACCATTGCATTTTTAAATGCGTTAGAATAATCTGCTAGTTCAGTAAACCACTTTTCGATTTCTGGTTCAAACTTCTGTTCACAAACCTTGTTTAGAAAATCTACAATCTGGTCATCTGTTTTACCTTGACATGTTGCCTCAACTAATTTATCAAGTCGAACATAGATACTATCTGTATCTGAAGCCACAACATAATCTTCATTATCAGTTTTCAATATCTTGTTTAGATATTTATTCATGTGGTTTTCAACAAAACGAATGATAAACTGACCAGCAGTTGTGATACCAGCGGCCTGTCGTACATCATAATATCTAAAGTATTGATTACCAACTGCACCATAAGCTGAGTTCAAGGCAATCTTTCTTGCCCATTGAATATTATGGCATCGAGCAATCTCTCTTTTAAGTGTGACATCACCAGTCTTTTCGAATTCAATCTTTGCCTTAATCATTCGCTTCTTGTAAATCACTCGTTCTTTGTACATCTTCTCCATCATCTCAGATAGAAAACCTTGACTATCTCGTTTGAACATTGCACCGTTTGGTGTCATGGTCAAATCATTCTCTTTAAGAAAATCTAAATCAAGTTTTTTGTGAAGCATCTTTTCAACACCAGGAATAGTATCGTGAGAACCATATAGTTTTTCTGGTGAGATATTGTATTGAATAAGAATATGTGGATATAGAGAGTTGATATCAAATGAAACCATCCACTTGTGTTGACCAGGTATAGGGTCTTTTACATATGCACCCTCATACTTGGAATCCTTTGTGTGTTCTTCTCTAGGTGGTACACATATCTTTCTCTCCATCAAATAGTTTGCAATCAAGGTATCCCACACTCTAACTTGTGAGAATATATCATCATAGTTTACCTTACTTTCATATGCAACAGTAAGTGACAGGTCAATAAGACCAAGTTTATCTTCTAGTTTATCAACAATCTCAACATCTTGTATGTTGTAATCGACAAACTTTTGAAAGTCTTTCTCATAAAATTCTTTGAATGTGCCGTAAGGGTTTTCATTCTTTGGTTGTTTTAGTTCTAGTTCGCCAATGAAATCTAGTTTGTAACTCTCTTGCCTTGTTGGTATAAACCACTTGTACAAGTCGAGGTAATCTAGTACAGCAACACCTTTGATATCATATACAGTTTGTACACGACCTTGTGTTCTGACTTCTTTTGCTTCTGCAATATTCCAAGGTGACATTTTGTTTGCCACTTCACTACCTGCAATTGCTTTAATTCTGTTCATCAAGTATGGCATGTCAAAGAATTTACAATTCCAACCAGTGACAACATCTGGATAGTTTTTAATCCAGAATTTCATAAACTGAAATATTAATTCTTTCTCATGTTTACAATAAACATAAGTTACATCTGGTCTATCGTTCTTGTATTCGCCGATACCCCATGTAATGATTTGTTTGTTAGATTGATTTTTTACTGTAAGACAAATAATTGTTTCTTGTGGATTTTCTACATCAGGAAAACCTGCTTCACAAGTTGTTTCAATATCAACTGTGAAAATCTTAATCAAATCTTTTGACCATTCAATATCTTTAGGATATTCTTGGCCGATATACTGATAGTGATATCTTTCTAAACCATAAACAGGCGACCTCATCTCGGTCATCTCTTTACGAAAACGCCTAGCATCAAAGATATTATCTAAAGTAAAAGGTTTTAGGTTTTGACCTTGTAGATTTTTGTATGGTGATTTTTCATTAGTAAGAGAATAATGAGTTGGCATAAAATCCATTCTCTGTTTATAATCTTTACCATTCTTAATACCTCGTACAAGAAGTTTACCACGGTGTTCTATAACATTTTTATAAAAGTTCATCATTCCTCAACATAACAACTAGACCATTATGGTCTTTATTTAATTCAATTTGACAAGCCAACCTGCTTACACCTGGCTTGTAACCTTTCTTATATTCCAATAAGTCGATTTCAGGAGTATTATAATCTATTTTACCAAGTTTGTCAAGCCACATATCTCCAATATAAACATGACAAGTACCACACGAGCAAGTACCACCNCAAGTTGCTGGTATTTCTTCAATGGGAGGATCCGAGTGAAATTTAGCGGCCTCCATGAGTGTCGTTCCTTCTGGTACTTTNACTTTCTGNACATAAGTAACTTCCCCCACTTCTCTGTGAAAGAAAATGGTTATCATACTTTCGGCANTTTNGCTTCAGTTATNAGTTTTGATTGTGATGGTGTTGCTTTGATAAGACCTGAAGTATTTTCAGCATAGTTATCTGCAATATCTTTTTTAGGATTAATCATAGTGATAACTTTATCTTTATCTACTGTGATTTCGGCATCATCTGTATATGGTTGCCATGGTGACAACATCAATTGTACAGGTTGTCCTGGTGCCTGTTGTCTTGGTATCAATACGAAAGACTTTTTAACCTTAACTTCGGTATCCGTCACTTCGATATCACCAATTACATCTTCGCCTGTTGCCAAACGAATTATCTTAATATTCTTCATATTCACTCCTTAATTGTTACGCATAGTATAACATCATTTGTATTCAATGTCAATGCTGGTTTGGTTTTAATATATTAAAACTACTGTTAAAAACTATAACAGTTTTTCTTATATCCGACATCATTGGTTTAGAACGATGTGGTAAAAATGACGGCATGGTTAACATATCTCCTTCGGAAAGGTCATAGTCATATCTCTTGTTTTCAAAACCATCATAAATTTCTGTGCCTTGGTTTGTATCTCCAAGTTCTAAGTAATATATATTCGTAAACTGACATTCCCCATGAGTATGCCAATTATGTATATCATTTTTGTAATACTGACTATACCATACATTATGTATCTTTGAATTTATATGGTTATGTTTATCCGTATATCTTAGATGTTTACCCTTTACTATAATATCTATAAAGGTTTTAACATATGGTCTTTCCATATCATATGAATTAGACCAATCGGTATTTGTTACATTACTACCAGTGTTTTTATTAAACCAACTTTGTTTTTGTTCAGAAATTTCTTTTAATAATTTTTCTTTGTATTGGTTGTGTAATGTTATTCTTTGTTTAATTATATATTTGTTATCATTTTTCATCAATAGCATACTTGGTCGATATCACATATTTTCTTTGTGGGTTGACCATCACATTTAATGTATTCATAAATGCACGGTCAAGAAGAATAGGTGTTCTATCTTCTCTATCATCTATGGTAAATTCTACATCTTTATAATAACCACCAGCAAATTCTACATCTAGTTTAACGACATATCGGTCTTCATCGTAATCTCTTAGGCCACCAACTTTGATTTCTTCTTTACGAACAATATCAGAAGTTATTGTTTTGCCGAGAAGAGACCATCTAATTTGTCTACCAGATATCGAAAACTTATCACTATGTATGACAGGCATGCCTGAATTACCAGTATCAAACTTAGCAATAATTTCTCCAAAAGGTTTGATTGTGACCACTTCTTTGTAGCCACATTCCGTTGGAGTAGTATATCTATTTCTT